TACCAGGTGAACTTTCAATTCGTAATGTATATGAAACAACAATAGTTTTGTTATTTATTTTACGGATCCACAGAACCGTGAATACGCCAACACTCAACTGCTCATCTAAGTCGGCCAATGACCGAATAGTGAGCGTGCTTGAGGTATCATTGAGTGGAACATACGTTGTTCCATCCCAGCGGTACATTTTATCGTCCGATAGATCGATATAAATTGTATTGCCTGTTCCTTCTGTTGGAAATTCACCATAAGAATCGCGCTCCACAATTTCCTGGAGCGAAATAGGTGTTTCGCTTGATGTTCCAATGAGTGCTTCAAGAATTTCACCCAGTTGAAAAGGTGATATTGACAAAGGAACTATTTGATTTTTAAGTGTATTTATTTTAAATGCTAATTCTGTTTGTGTCATACTTATTGGAATTGTGCCCCAAATGGGCTTGTGAATATTCTAGAATTTGAATTTTTACTATTGAATATGGCAAATTCTGATTGCTCAGAAAAATCAATACTAATTGTGATCGGATATTCTGTGCGCTTGCTATCTTCTAACGTACTACTTTCAGGTGTTACAGTTACAGCATATTCGCCTGTTGGTGTCACTAGTGTATGGTCTGAAGCTTGCAACATTTCCATAATAAATGATAATCGTTCACCATGACAAACCCCCAAAGAACCTGTTAAACTATCAGTTCGCATTAGTCGTTCGTATTTTGGCATTAATTTGGCTTTGGTCGGATTGTAGCGCATGTATTCACTACGTTCGTCATACGAAGGAAGATAACTCAAAGAAAATAGCTGTAGGCGTTCTTTGACACCAAATTGATTGACAAAATCAATAAAATATAGTTCGTCTGTAATTTGAGATTGTGTGATATACACACTAAAATCATGTTTTTGATAGGTTTTTTTTGTTAGGACGCTGTAATATTCATAGCAAAAATGGAATATATTATGCAATATGTCTTGTTCAAGAAACAAATCTTGTCGAAGTTGTACAAGTGAAATAGGTGTATTGTCCATAATTGTATGGATAGTGGCGCCAGTTTCGTCTTTAATCAAAATAAATTCGCCAGGCTCAATGGTAGTAAGAACGTGTCTTTTTGAGAATACGTCATCCGTTAATTCTGTTTCAGGAATAAACACTTCATTATTGATGGTTCGCGCAGTCAATAACCAATTTTGAGGTACTGATTTATTAAAATCGATTTTTTGTTGAGCTACTAACTCGTTTTCGCAAGCACCAGGATACGCGTATAATTCTTCAGAATTAGCATATTCTTGTATATCTTCATTAATATGTTTAATGTTTACAGCAAAAGGTGTTTTTGCCGTAATAACAGTTTTTAGAAAATCGGAGATGTCAACAGCTACTTCAATACCAGATAATAAAAACAATTCACCAATATATAATTGTACAGGATCCTCTTGCCCGTCTACACTGATAAGTATTTCCATCGTGTAATTACCCATTTCAGTTGCTGTTATGCGGATATATACCGGCATACCAACCATAAATGATTTATTTGATGTAACTGAAACCATTATTGATAAATTACATGGGTTATTGTTGGGGACATAACTTGAATAGTTTGTGAGTAAGTATTCAAAAATAGAGTACGTTCAATAGAAGGATGCGTTAGAAATGAGTAAAATGCAACCATCGATGTGTCATCGGTGGCAAAACTACTTTTCCACAAATCATACTTAGCTGCTACGTTTGCTACGTTTGGAGCTAATGTATTATTGACAGTATGGTCTTTGAATAAAAACATGTACGAAAATATATGTAAGAAATTGAATGAACAAGGACAAATCAGCCACTACTAACGATTCATTCCTGCCCATGTTTCGCCACCACCAAGCAATAAACCATCCCAAAAGAAATTAACTCCTAGAAATAAAGTATCCCAGGCATCTGTTACGTGTGTTTTAGTTTCGTCAGGATTTTCTGGTGAATCAGGTAATCGTTCATCAGACTTATCTTTTTCAAAACCATTTCGTCCTACCTTTATACCTGTACGCTCCATAGCGAGCTTTAAATATTCATTATTCATTTCATTGAATGTTGGCAAAAGTAAACCAGGAGCACCTTTAAGGGCCATATCTATTTGGTTATGTTTCCAGTCGTGGCGTGGTGCTTGACCAATATACACAGCAGTAACTTCGTATTTATTGGATTTTAAAACTCTAATGATAGTGTCGCAATATGATTCTGAATTATTACCAGTCTGCCATATAAAAGTGTGGTCATAAAAAAATACAACTTGCTTGTTAGATGATTTTGAATAATAATCGCAAAAGTCTTGTACAGCAGAATCTAGTTTTCTAGGCGTTTTTACATAAAATGATTTAATGGTTTTAAGCTCTTTATCATCTTCATGTACCTGACCAACGCAGCATGTAGAAATAGCAGCATTACAGTCAAATGCTATATGTAATGGCAGTGCCGGATCATAATCACCATCTGACTGACAACCATACGGTTTTTTTGAGCCTTTAAAGTCATCAGAACAATAATCTTTCGGATCGGCTGGGATGTAAAAATGAAGATTATCATCAAGAGCAGAGTAGAAGCCATTAGCTACTTTGAAAAGACGCTCATTCAGCATACTTGTTCTGAAAACAAGAGGAGGCAAGTCACGTTTCATTTGCCAAATAAAATCTTCGCCAACAACTTCTAAATTATCGAAAACATCATATTCTCCGTAAAATGTAGTGTAATCTCTAGTTTTGTTTGAATCAAGCGATGGTTGATATTTACGCGCTAAAGATAAATCGGCTTCATATTGTTCTAGTCGTTGTTTCCACCAGCCTTGATTAACATATTCAGCTTTTCGTGCTTCATGTTGTTTTTTTGCCACATAAATATTTCGTATCAAATTAATGTGATCAGGTTGCATCTCTTTTTCTTTGTCCAAAATCCATTTACCAGATCTGCTGGTTGGCATATCTGTTGTGAACATTTCAGAGTGGTGCCAAGTGCAGTTTCCGAAATGCTCTAAGTTACCACGGTTGGCAGGATTGATTTCGGTTTTAATTTTGTCGTAGATTAAAAATTTAGCTTCAGGTCCTAAAACCCAATCTAACGACATCGAGTTAGCAGACATGCCATTGGTAAGAGATAACACAACTAAAATTGTACCATTCCAAAAATGAATACAATTACTCCAAGCATCGCGAAATGGTGGTCGTTTTGGAAGTTTAAAACCTGCTGATGCTGGAGCTTTACGACCTACATAATAATGCACGTTTTCAATATAACCCCAATTAGCTAAAGCGTGGCCAATTGCTGGCAGTGTATTTCCCCATGCTTTTGCATAAGTAGGCGATATGAGTGCTCCCATGGATCCTGGCATCGCCCATACGTTCCTCAAAATAAAGCGTGCATCTAACCCTTCAGACTTACCAGTACCACGAGCTGCTACAATATATTCATGATGTGCAGAAACCATCATGGCATCTAACTGCATCCGATTCATGAACTTGCGAACACGCTCTTCTTGTGTATGTAGTAATTTAATCTGGTCCATCTGTTACTTCATTTGCATCTTCAATATTTAATTGCATATAAGATTTTACACCAAAATGTTTGCGTAATTCTCTTCTGCGTTTATCCAAATCCGGTATCTGTGTAATATTTAACACGGATACATCATTAGTAAATTCAAAATCTGGTGGAATCATATCTTCGAAATTTATTCCGTTATCATCTAATTGATCTACACGCTGATATTTTCCGATTTTGTCCAGGGCCATCGCCATACCTTTGGCATCATTATTTTTTTTTGCAACTTGGTAGGCTTCTTTAGCCATTTCGGTAACGGTGTAACGCCACCATTCTTTACTTGCTGTATTTACCTTACTAACAATCGATTTTATGATTGTTATATCCTGGTAAGCTTGTTGTCTTGTTACAGGTTTGGTATTTCCACCACAGCCATTTTTAATAAAATCGACCAATGATTTATCTGTCATGCTTGGATCGTTAAGATATTCAGAAACGGAGGCTCTCCATCTTTTACGTATCTCAATTTCCGATTCATTGAGTTGAAGATGATTAGCAACTTCACCATCAGGCTCGTTAAGGCTTATGACAATATCATTTAGTCTTTCTTGTTTCATGGATTCAATGTGTTTATTAGGTTTAATACAATTGGCTGTGCAGCAGGTGAACCTGCCTTAGATAATTGTACTAATTTTTCGTGTAATTCAACTTTAGTAACTAATATACCTTTGGTGTATGCTAAATAAAGTTCGTGTTGCTTATGCTTTGTGAGTACTTGTATAAATCGTTCATGATCACTCACTGGAACATCTAATAAAATAGCACATTCGTATGGTGACATAAGTGCTTGTGCGTATTTGGTTATTTTCGCAATATCTGTATCAGTGTAATTATCTATGGTCATTCTAGTATCGATTGAGAAAAAGCGATGTCAAACATTTTTTCGAAATAATCATAATGTTCACCTGCTGTAAAATAAAAGCCAGATTCCCAGCGGTGATTTCGATTAAGATTAGCACTTCCAACTATTCCAAAGCGATGTTCTGAATCCACATCAATAAGCAAAATTTTTGCATGTACGGCATCCGTTCCGATAAGCGGAACAAACCCCTCCGCAAACAACAATAGGGGCAGCTTATGCCTTTTAATAGTTGTATCTAGCAATAATTTAAGGCTTTGTATTTGTCCTGATTTTGACAGAAAAAATAAAGGCCTTAAAGAGTCTTCAGATATCGAATAGGTTGCTATTCTGATATTAGCTTTTTTGTTAAACAAAAACACAGGTAGAATTTCGTGTACTGCCCAGTCGCCTTTTTGTAAATACGGCTTAATTATGCCGGGCTTAGCGTTATCTGGAAACAGCAGGCAAAATTCTTCCTGTGTCATAATATTGAGAAATTTACTTTATTCTGCCACTTCTGCAGCTTCTACTAGGTCTAATTCCTTGGTGTATTTTTCAACCAAATCAAGTGAATTTTGTCGTTTTTCTTCATCAGTAGCTTTTTCGGCAGCTTTCTTATTACGATTAATTTTCTCTTTCAAGTTTTTAATCGCTT